GCTTATCGCAGCCATCGAGGCCCAGACCGACCGCTACTTTGGCCGCCCGACCGAGAAAGTCCCCCCGGTGATCACCCAGATGCGCCAGCAGCGCCTGATCAACAACTGGCTGCACGGCTGGACCGAAACGTTCCGCCAGGTGCTGGCCCTCACCCTGCAATACATCGGCCCTGCCGAGATCCAGCGCATCACGGCCTCGGCCACGCCGCTCCCGCCCGACATCCAGGACTTCGACGTGATGCTCAAGTTTGACGTCCGCGAGATGAGCACCGACCTGGTCACCGAGAAGCTCAAGGCCATCAGTACCCTGGTTCTGCCTCTCGACACCGCCGGCGTCATCGACCGGGCCAAGCTGATCTCTGTCGCCCTCCGGGCCATTGATCCCAACCTGGCAAGCGAGCTGGTGATGCAGCAGGGCCCTGCCGCGCAGAAGATGTTCAACGAGACCAACGACGAGATCGCGCTTATGTCCCTCGGCAACCCGCCGCAGCTCCGCGAGAACGACCCCACCGCGCCCATGCGCCTGCAATTCAGCCAGCAAGTCCTGCAATCCAACCCGAAGTACCAGGCCCAGCTTCAGCAGGACCCGCTCTTCCAGGCCAACCTGCAGAAGTACATTGAGAACCTGCAGTTCAGCGTCCAGCAGCAGCAGAACGCCATCACCGGCCGCCTCGGAGTCCAACAATGAAACTGACCGACGAACAACTCTCGGAGGCTCTCTCAGTGTCCGAGGAGCACCCGGTGCTCAAGGCCATGGGCCAGGTCATCGACGACACGCTACGGGACGAGGTGCTAATGGCCATCCTCCCATCACTTTCCGCGGAGGACCGTGCCTACAACGCAGGCCGGGCAGCCGCGATCAAGGATCTCATCGCACAAATAAGTGCGTTAAGAAACGGGAGGGAATTGACTTCTGGTCAGTTCTAGGCTCTCACTCACACAACGGCTTCTTGGTTGGCCTTAACAACCATGGTTGCAGCACACCCGGCTTGCAGGGTCTAAAAGCATGGACATCCCGACGAATACACAGGAAGCGAAACCTGCCCAAAACACGGCACAGCCCCCAATCAACCCGATGCAGTTCGACGAATCGGCGTTGGCCAAGCTACTGAAGACACGATTCAGCGGGGAGGAAGACAAGGCGTCAGCCGTCGAGCGACAAGCGCCGGAGCCGGAAGCCACTTCCGTGGACGATCAGGCCGAGGATGCGGAGCCGACCGCAGAACAAACGGACGCTCAGGCCGAGTCGCCTGAGCAGGAGGTTCTTTCCGAGACCGAAGAGAACAGCGACGAGGATTCGCTGGGTTACCGCAAACGCATCGACAAGCTCACGCGCCAGAAGAAAGAGGCGCTGGAGAAGGCCGAGTCGCTCGAGCGGGAGCTCAACGACGCCAAGACTAAGCTGGAGCAGACCAACGACAGGCCAACCTCAATGCAGTCCGCTGCAGACCCGTTTTCGGATGTCTGGGAAGTGTCGAAACTCAACGATGAGTGGAGCAAAGCCCGGAATTTGAAGCGGTGGTGCGAGGACAACATTGATGGCTGCGAAGTAGAGGGCAAGGAGTACAGCTCAGACGATGTGAAGCAGATCAAACGGCGTGTAGAAGACGCCATAGACCTGCACATCCCATCCAGAGCCCGCTTCCTGCAGAACTACCAGCAGATCAAACCTATCGCCGAGACGCTCTACCCATGGTGGAAAGACCGTTCGGCTGCCGAGTACACCGAAGCGCAGGCCGTCCTGCGGCAATTGCCGCAGATTGCCTCACTGCCGGAGTACCAGGTGCTGGTCGGTGACTTCATTGCCGGGCGCAAGTTGCGTCTGGCTCAGGAGTCCGCCAAGGGCAAGCCATCTGCCACCCGCCCACTGGTTAAGGCACCCAGTCAGCCTGGTCGACCCACCGCAATCCCTGCAAAGAAGGATGCGGCCAAGGTCGGTCTGGATGCTGCCAAGTCGCAGTTCAGAAAGTCCGGGACGACCACCGAATTAGCCCAAGTACTCAAAAGGATGCTCTAAACCATGCCCCTACTCCAGCCCAACCAGGGCGGCTCTGTGCCGCTCGCTTCAACCTCGTCCGCCCGTGAAGATCTGGCGGACTACATCGCCATCGTCGACGCCAAGTCGACCCCGTTCGTGTCCATGGCCCCGAAGGGCCGTGACATCGGCAATATGCAGTTCTCTTGGCAGGTCGACAACTATGGCGCCCCCGTGCTTGCCGGCGTGGTCGACGGCACTGATGTGACCGTTGCCAGCGCCTCGAACCCGGTGGTCAACCGGACCCGTCTGAACAACTACGGCCAGGCTTTCCGCCGGGACCTGCGCATCGGTTTCATCGCCGAGACCCAGGACGTCGCTGGTGTGACCGATGAGTTGGCCAACGGCATCGCCAAGAAGCTCGTTGAGATCAAGCGCGACATGGAGTCGACCTTCCTGTGCACCAACCAAGCCGCTCAGGCCGACAACGGTACGAACCCGTACCTGACCGGCTCGATGGGCAACTGGCTCAACAGCACCAACGCATCCAACATCGGCGCGTGCGCTTCCGGTTCGCCCTTCCTGCCGGCCTCCGGCGCGGTCGACACCACCGCCAGCGCCTCATTCGTTGAGGCCACCGCCCAGAACGTGCTGACCGCTATCTACAGCGCCACCGGCACGTTCCGCGACTACGATTGTATCCTGGGCACCACGCTCAAGCGTGCGTTCACCAACCTCACGGCCAGTGGCACCACTACGACCGCGAACAGCAGCACCATTGCTGCTACCAGCGTCCGCACCTTCAATCAGGATCTCGGTTCCGATACTTTCAAGGCGTCGATCGATCTTTTTGAAGGAGATTTTGGACGGCTAATTTTACATCCTTCAACGTTTTTGGGGGGTAAAACCAGCACCTCGCTCACCGCCCAGGCCTTCAAGGGCTACGTCATCCCCATGGACATGGTCGAGGTTCGCTACGCCAAACTGCCCCAGGTCAAAAACCTGCCTGACGCCGGCGGCGGCCCTGCCCGCCTCGTTGAGGCCATTGCCGGTCTCGTGGTGAAGAACCCGAGCGGGTTTGGCTTCTTCAACGGCGCAAGCTAGCCTAATCTCAATGGGGAGGCCTTTCGGGGCCTCCCCCTCTTTCCTTTCTCATGGCTCACAATTCCGTAACGTCCGTCATCGCCAACGCTCTCGACGACCTACCCGGCGAACTGCGCCGCGCCGTCATCAAAGAGTTCCAATCCGGGATCTCTAAGGAGTGGGTGAAGGCCGGCATCCATCAGCAACGCATCGCCAAGGACTCGCAGGTTGACCGTCGCAGCATCGACGGCATCGGCCGCCTACGGATGCGCATCGACCCGACACTCTACCACGCCTGGGGAGCCAAACTTGGATACGACTGTTGGAAGGATTCCCAATTTTTGAACGAGGTTGAGCGGGATAACCCCGAGGTGCGAGTGCGCTGCGGGGCTACACGCTTGCAGGTTGGATGGAGCGGTGGCACAAAACGCAGTAGTCAGAAGTTCACTCTATGAATGTCGGATCTAACCGCCAACTGGCCGGCGAATACGGTGGCCGGTACATCGACGCCTCCGCGGGCACTGTGACCGGCAACTACATGGAGATCCATGCCGTCGCCACGACCATCCTCGGAGCCATCACATCCAACATCACCAACTTCCCATCCGGCGTGACCATTCAGGCCGGCGACTCGATCTCGGGCGTCTTCACCTCGGTGGCTGTATCCTCCGGGGCGATCATCGCCTACAACCGCAAGTGGGTCTAAAATGCGTCTCGGCCTAGGACTAGGACTCGGCGTGCAGCAAGCCCTCGGTGGGGCTGGCGGCGGCGCCGACCTGCCTATCATCCGGCGCGACCTGCTGCAGGAGGATGACTTCTTCGTTCTCCTGGAGGACGGCATCGACAAGATCGTCATCACTTTCGGCACTTTCGACTCTTTAGACTTGGAGAACGGGGACTTCCTTCTCCGAGAGGACACGGGCAAACTCATCATCCAAGCAAACTAACTTATGGCAGACACGAAAATCACGGCCTTGGCGGCCATTACCGTAGTTGATCCCGCGGCAGACGTTCTGCCGATTGTGGACATCTCAGATACGTCGATGGCTGCCTCAGGCACCACAAAGAAGATCACTAGCAACCAGATCCTAGGCTCCGGCGGCACCGCAACCCTCGCCTCCGCCACCATCACCGGCGCGGCTACGGTGGGTACGACGCTGGGTGTGACGGGTCAATCCACGCTGACTGGAAATGTTGGAGTTGGAGTTACGCCGAGTGCTGGCGGGACGGCATTTTACAAATCACTTGAACTCGGTAAGGCGGGATGTGGTTTGTTTGTGGCAACAGCCGGACTGACAGGCTCTGAACTTACATATTTGTCTGGCAATGCCGTATTAACTTACAGTGCTGGTCCATTATGGTCTTATGGTAATAACGGTTCCGCAGCAGCACTCGCTATTGAAGACGGGTTGTTTGTTTTTAAACAAGTTGGCTCTGGCACCGCTGGCAATCCAATAACTTGGACGGATTCAATGACCCTGAACGGATCTGGTAACCTTGTGTTCCCAACCGGCAAAGGCATCGACTTCTCCGCTGTTACCGGCGGAACCGGAACGGCTACTGCGAACGTACTGAACGATTACGAGGAGGGAACGTTTGCGATTGGATTGACGTTTGGTGGTGCTTCGACTGGAATGACCACATCTTCAAATTCGGGTACTTACACCAAAGTTGGAAGACAGGTTACTCTCAATGGATATATTTCATTGTCTAATAAAGGTTCCGCAACTGGTGCAGCATTGATAACAGGACTTCCGTTTACAGTTGGAAGTGCGGCTAATAATTACAGCGCAGTTTCGCTATATCTTGTTGCTATAACATTTGCTGATTATCCAATGGGATATGGAAATATAAATACAAGCACTCTTATTTTGCAGGAAGTTACAAATGCTGGCGTTAGAAGTAATCTTACTGATGCAGATTTCGCAAACAACAGCGAAATTATTTTCACCCTAACATATAACGTCTAACATATGCTCACCGAACGCTCTATTTTCTCGCTCTGCGAGGTTCTTCCCAACACGACGCTTCAGGTTCGCTTGTCGGACCAGATCGTCGATGGCGAAGCCGTGAAGGCTTCCACCTTCCGCCGCTACTGTCTCGCTCCCGGCTCAGACCTTACGGGTCAGCCAGAGCAGGTTGTCGCGATTGCAAATGCGGTCTGGACTCCTGCCGCTGTCGCAGCCTACGCCGCCGCTCAAACCCCTAGCCCCACCATCCAATGATCGTACCAGTCGATATTATCGCAGTGCAGTGCAACCAGAACAACTCGCTGTTTGTTACGACCGGAATCGATTACGACAGCGACGGCGCGGTTGTCGGTTCTGAGATTACCTCGCAGTACACATTGAACCCCGGTGACGACCTTACTGGTCAGCCCACCGAGGTTGTGAATATTGCGAATGCGCTGTGGACTCCGGCGGTTGTGGAGGCCTACAAAGCGGCGAATCCGGTGGTTGAAGCCGCACAGCCTAAATCCGAGTAATGGAACCAACGAACAGCAGCACCAGCCCCGGTCTCTCCCTGGTCGCAGCGGCAGGTGCCACCGCTGTTTCGTTTATTCCAGCCCTCACTGACTGGGTTCGCCTTATCACCGCGCTGATAGGCTTACTTTGCGCCTGTTACGCAGCGTTTCGCTTATTTAAATCCAAATGAAAAACACGAAAACAACCCTCGCCGGTATCGGTGCAATCCTTATCGCTGTCGGTGGCGCCCTTCGGGCTGCCTTCGATGCCGATCCCAGCACCAATATCGACATCGCTTCGACCATTGCCGCGGTCACCGCTGGTATCGGCCTAATCATGGCCAAGGATGCCGACAAGACCGCTACCATCGACCCCAAGGCGTGAACTGGATCTACCAGATCCTCAAGGCTCTGCTCGACTGGCTCCGCGAAACACCACCCACCGATGTCCAACACGGCCAAGCGCCTCAACCCCTCAAGGATGATCTGGCTGGCCGTGTTGCCGATCTGCCTGGGCTGCCAGCAGACGAAGGTGGTCCTGGTCCCTTCCGGTGATCCGGTGATGCTGGCCCAGCCGGTGAAGGCTAGCGTCTACTCTTTTGACAGTAACAAGAAGCTGGTGGGGCCATCAAAGGTGGTCTTACCGGCAGGTTGGTATGTACTACCCAAGCGATGATCACCTACCGCGGCCAAAAGTTCGCAGGCTATAACAAGCCCAAGGCTACCCCTGGCGAAAGCAAGAAGTCCGCGGTGCTCGCTAAGGAGAACGGCAAGGTTGCCCTGGTGCGTTTCGGCGACCCGGATATGACCATCAAGAAGCACATCCCGGAGCGTAAAGCTAACTTCAAAGCCCGCCATGGCTGCGACAATCCCGGCACTAAACTCTCCGCTAAATATTGGTCCTGTAAGGCTTGGAAATGAGAACCGTCACCTACGACTATGTGTTGCAACGTGCCTGTGAGCTCACTGGGCGCGTTTTCTCAACGCTAACGACCGAGGAGTCCAACTTCTTCCGCACGTTCATCTCCATGTCACTGAGGAGCGCATGGGAGTGCTTCGATTGGCCCGAGCAGACGGTCTATCAGGATGAGTACTTCGCGCCCACCTACTCCTACCAGACGACCTACAACGCTGGCGACGTGGTCTATTACAAGGTCGAGGAGAAGTATTACCAGTGGGTCAACATCACCCCCGGCATTGGCCAGACCCCGACCAGCAATGGCCCGGGTGGACCAATCAATTCAATCTATTGGTCTGAGGCGCTGCCCAGCTACGGCAACAACGACGGCGATTGGGACAGCACAACGGCATACACGCTAGGCCAGATTGTGCTGTATCCAGTGACGCAGGAGCACTATCAAGCCACCGCGGTTCCCCCGGTCGCCACCGCTCCTACAAACACGGCCTACTGGGGAATCCTGAACAAATTCCTGCGCAATATCTCGCAGACCACCAACCCAGATGGCACTACCCGAGCCGTCCCTATTGGCGAGACATTCAGTGTCTGGCCCGTTGACCCCCGGATAACCTGGCGTCAACAGGAGGCTACCTACACGTTCACCGACAACGGCATCCTCGTTGGAAACGAACTGCCCTACGTCTGGCTGGAGTTCCGTAAGACTCCACCGCTACTAGCCAATGCTGCTGAGGCGAGTGCCTATGCGTTCCCCTATCGCTTCTGCGAGATCTGCAGCCTCAAAGCTGCCGGCCAGATGCTCCGGGTCGACGGCAAGATTGACTTGGGCAACCAGTTCCTTGAGTTAGCCGAGATTGAGCTCACCAAGGAGATCGACAAGGTGGCGCTCCAGGAGAAGTATGTGCGTCAGATAATCGTGCCGAATCGGTGATATGCCTGACCTTCCTCAAATTGGCGGAATGGACGATGGATTCATTGGAGTGGCATCGCGCATTGACGCTGCGCTGATCCCGCCCACCTACGTTTCCAACGCGGTGAACCGTCGATTTGAAGATATGGTCATCAAGAACCGATGGGGCATTGTCCAACCCAAGTGGGGCGGTCGATGGTCAAGCGGATCGCGCATCGTCACGCTCACCTCTGGCTCATCAGTCGGTGTACCCGTTTCAGGCACTCAGATCCCGGTCAACTCGCAGGTGGTCTGCGATGTCGATGCCAACCTACAGATCTTCTCAAACGGCACGATCTGTACGCTCGACGACAACACAAACGCGACATTTAGCACTGCGACCTTCAGCTTCTCACCGTCGCCCGCCAACAAGACGGTGCAGTTCTATAACTCGACCGCTCCCTTTGAAGATATCCTTGGCGTCCTGCAATACCGCGACCCAGACACCGGGGCAAACGCTCTTCTGGTAGCAGTCAACGAGGAACGCTCATCCGATGGCGGCCAGGGCAAGGTCTGGTGCATCCGGCCCAACCAGTCGCCCGTAGAAGTGCCCATGAACGGGCACGACATCTACCTGCCTGTGCGCCTCATCCAGGCCACCAATGGCGTGGTTATGCTACGCCCGGGCAACGCTAGGTACTATTTCGACAGTGCCGGCGGCATTGCAGACTCAATCCTTTTGGAGGATGGATTCACTCTTCTCTGCGAGAACAACAACCACCTGACCGACGAGGACATCACTCAGATTAACCTCAACGTGGTGCCCGACCTAGCTACGGGCGATATTGTGAATCTCGGTCAGATTGGCACCGCACTGCCACTGTGGACCGGCAGCCCAAGCGCTGGGCAGGCCTTCCAGCTCTACGTTAATGTGGTCAACACCGAGATCTCGCTGCACCTGACCCTAGTGGACGCGCAGTCCGGCACCAACGCGCTCGCACTGTCGCCAGAAACCAATGCCCGCTACTACATTGAGCTGGCCAGCAACACGACTGGCTACGACCTGGCTCAGGACATTGTAAACAACTTGAACGACGGGATGCCGATCCTGATGCAGAGCACGGCTACCAACCCGTCTGCGCTCGATGCCGGCTTTGACCGCATCCCATCAACGCTGTCGATCAACAGCTCGGAGCCCGTTGCAGACACGATCTCGGTCTTCAACCACAACTTTATCCCGGGCGACCAGGTCACGTTGTCTAGTGTCACCAACGGCGGCGCCAACGTCACCAACAAGATCTACTACGTCTACCCCGTTGATAACAACACGCTGCGATTGTTCTCGGGCACCACCGAGGAGACCGACTCGCTGAACGACGCCAGTCGGGCAGTCATCCAGCTCACGACCACCGGCACGTCGCCCAACATCACGATCAGCGCGGTCACAATCCTCAACCAGGGCTCTAGCTACCTTTCGGCCCCGATCATCACGGTCACTGGCACATCCAGTGTCGCTGCAAGCCTGACCACCACGATTACCGACGGCAAGGTGAGTGCAGTCACCATTGTCAATGCAGGCCTCTATTCAACGACCCCTGCAGCCACAGTGGCCATGCCTTCGACGCTAGTGGACGTCACTACGTCAAACATCACTGGAAGCATTAAGCGCTCAAGCGCCTCGGGCTCATCAGTGCCCCCAGGACGCGAAGGTCTCTACTTCCAGAACCGCTTGTTGCTGCTCTACGGCAACGACTATTTAGCGGTCTCCGATGTGTTGGATCCGCTGCACTACAGCCCGATCTTGAACGAATTTAAGTTGAACACCGGCAGCAATGACCGGGTGGTTGCCTTGTACCCGTTCAACACGACCACGTTGCTGGTGTTCAAGGAACGCTCGGTGTTGGCTGTGGAGAACCTTTATGGCGACCTGTCGACCACTCGCCTGACCGAGATTACCCGGGAGTTCGGTTGCGTCTCGCAGGCATCCATTGCAGGCACAGGCTCCGACGTCATCTTCCTGTCGCAGCGCGGCATCATCAGCCTGCGCCAGACC